ATTCAATATTGTACTAGCATCAATATTTGGATCGCTAGTATCAACAGTAATTGTAGTATCAGACGCATTTACATAGTCAACTCTACCCTCAGGTGTAAGTGGTATAGAAAATAGTTGAGTATTATCATATCCGCTCTGCGGAGAATCTAATTCTGCCTGGGCAAGAATTGCCTTGTTGATTTCAATACTCTTGTTATAGGTACTCATAACATCTCGCAATGTTTTATTTCCATCGCCTGCTGGAGCATCAAGTATTTCTTTAAATTCTTGACTATCAATTAGCGGCTGACATTTTGCTCTAATTAAATGAGGGTACCATGTCTGACTAAAACCTGCGGCAGCACGAGTAACATCTGTAATAACATAATATCGTTTTAATGCAACCATAGAATCGTCTAGGGCATATTCGTCTTTTAAATGCGGCAATTCTAAAACATCGCCTGCCATAATTTTTCTACCTAACGCATCTACAGTTGTACGTAGGTGAAATGTTATCATAATATTGTCGTTTTGTAAAAACAATCCAAATTGACTTAGATTAAAATCAATGTCCTGCATAGTATAAATGCCGCGCAGTTGGTAAATGTCTTGATCATAGTGTCTGTCTCTGTTTTCTAAAAATATCAAATCTTGTATTCCTAATTCAGGTACAATATTTGTATTCATAGGAACTCCGGGCGTAGATTCGCCCTCGGCAGGATTAACAGGGCCTAAATATTTGTGTACAAAAATATCGGTCCCGCCAATTTGAAATTGTTCGTTTATAGAACGATCTAGAAACTTAAAATCGTTCCCTTTTTCTGGTCGGTATAAGGATAAGCGTGGCATAGTCTTATATTTATGGCATAAATATTGTTATGACAGACAACGAAGCAACCAAACAAGATGTAGTTAACTACATAAAAACCATGCTCGGCGACGGCATGATTGATATAGAACTCGAGCCGCAACATTATGATGTTGCTATAAACAGAGCTTTAGCTAAATTCCGTCAAAGAGCTCAGTCTAGTACTGAAGAAAGCTATGGATTTTTAACATTAGAACAAGATGTTAATGAATACATACTTGCTCCAGAGGTTATGGAAGTTAGGCAAATATTTAGAAGAAGTATTGGCTCTCGATCGGGCGGCGGGGATGGCGTACTATTTTTGAACCATTTAATCTAGCTTATACAAATACTTATTTGTTAAGTTCTAGTAATATGGGAGGGTTAGCAACATATTTTGCATTTGCAAGTTATCAGAAACTTGTAGGAAAAATGTTTGGTAGTGAAATCGACTTTACTTGGAATGCTACTACTAAAAAACTTACAATTATGCAACGCCCAAGAGGTGCCGAAAGTGTACTATTATGGATGTACAATTATAGACCTGATTTTACATTATTTCAAGATCCTTATGTAGGAATATGGCTTAAAGATTTTGCGTTAGCTACCTGTAAAGTAATGCTAGGAGATGCTCGTGAAAAGTTTGCAACTATTGCAAGTCCACAAGGCGGAACTACTCTAAATGGAACTGCTCTTAAAGCAGACGGCAAAGCCGAATTAGAAGTGCTAGAGCAAGATCTAATCAATTATAAAGTTGGTGGAAACCCGCTGACGTTTATAATTGGTTGATAAAATTATTGACAAATTAATCTAAATGTAATAAATTATAGTATCACACTAGGGGATATTATGATCATTGGTTTTGTCGGATTTATCGGAAGTGGCAAAGATACTGCCGCAGACTACTTGGTTAACTTTCACGGATTTCGACGTGACTCTTTTGCAAATACACTAAAAGATGCCGTAGCCGCTGTGTTTGGTTGGGACCGAACTATGTTAGAAGGGCGTACAAAAGAAGCTCGCGAATGGCGTGAACAGATAGATCCTTGGTGGGCAGAGCGGTTAAAAATGCCAAACCTAACTCCTCGCTGGGTATTACAGTACTGGGGTACCGAAGTTTGTCGTAAAGGGTTTCATGACGATATTTGGATTGCCTCATTAGAAAATAAACTACGCAACTCAAAAGATGACATCGTTATTAGTGATGTGCGCTTTCCTAACGAGATCAGAGCAATTCACAGTGCAGGCGGAAAAGTTATTCGCGTAACACGCGGCCCTGAACCAGAATGGTATGAAGATGCAATAAATGCTAACAAAGGCGACAAGTACTTGGGTTGGGCTTTAGGCAAAAGCAAGTTAGAAAAATTAGGAATACATGCTAGTGAAACTGCATGGGTGGGCGGCGACATTGACGTTACCATTTCTAATAATGGAACAATTGACGAGTTGTTTAGTGCTATTAAAAATCAGGTGTAAGATCACCCTGTCGCCAGCTTAACCCTAGTTTATATAATATTCGCTGACAGTTAGCACAGACTGTTTTAAGATTAGTATACTTACAATTTGTCATATCACCATCTATAAAATAGACATCAAATTGTTCTTGATATTTAGAAGTAAACCCGCATTTATCGCAGTTAGTTTTCTTTTTATATCCTGTCCGCTTCCAAAGAGGTGTCCCATCTTTTCTATTTCTAGAACAGTGGTCACAGGCAGATCTGTAAAAAGGTTTACCTTCTTTGTAATAATTAACAGCGACCGGTCTCTTTTGACATTTGTTACATATATCTCGCATTTCGCGCCCTTTTTAATGCCCTTTACTTTGTATTTAACCTGGTAAAAAAATGAGGTAACCGCTAAATATATGAAATGATAATCCATTAAGGAGATTAACAAATGGCAGGTTTAACTTCAGCAGGCGTACAAGTACAAGTAATTGACGAAAGTTTTTACACGACAGCAATTCCGGGTACTGTACCACTTTTATTTGTAGCTACAAAAGCTAATAAAAACAATCCTTCAGGCACCGCAGTTGCGCCTGGAACATTAGCCAGCAATGTTGGCAAAGTATGGACTATTACTAGTCAGCGTGATTTAGTCGACACGTTTGGCACTCCGTTATTTTATACCGACACTAGTAGCAATCCTGTTCACGGTGGAGAACTAAACGAATACGGTCTACAAGCCGCATATAGTTTACTAGGCATCAGCAGTCGTGCGTATGTTGTTCGTGCAGATGTTGATCTTTCTCAGCTTGTACAAACTTCTTCTGAACCAGTTGGCCAACCAGCCGCCGGCACTTATTGGATTGACACAGCAAGTTCAAGATTTGGAATTGAAGAATGGAATTCTTCTTCTAAGACATTTGTTAACAAAGCTCCGTTGGTCATCGATGATGATAGTGTTGACCTTGATACTGACTTAACAGGTGCTCCTGTGTCAAGTTTTGGTAACATTGGCGATTATGCAGTAGTTGTTACCAAAATGAACACAAACGCTGTATATTTTAAAAATTCTGATAATATCTGGGTTAAACTAGGTAGTAATGTCGAAAGTAACTTTGGTACATCCATAACTGGTGCTACATTTACTAGTAACTGTTGGCAATCAAGCTGGCCGTTAGTTAAAGGTGCTATCGGTTCAGCCGAACCTGGTGCTAAGTTTACCATTAACGGTAGTGAAATTACATTAACTGATGTAACACCAAATGGTATTGCAACATCTATCAATTCACAGATGCCACAATTAGGCATTGGTGCTAAGACTGACGGTGCTAATTTATTCTTATATGCAGACGGTACAGCACAATCAGATTTGGCCGCATCACCTGATGGTAGAATTATACTAGCTGATAGAACTGCAGGAACACTAGCATCTTTAGGGTTAACAGCAAGAACTTATGGTCCTGTATCGTTAGTAATTGCGCCCCATACACAGTTTCCTCAGTTTGGAACTCAAAATGTTGCTTCTGGTAGCATCTACTTAAAAACAACCGCACCTAATTTAGGAGCAAGTTGGGCTGTTAAGTATTATAATGCAACTACAAGAACATGGCAAGCAGTATCTGCTCCAGTATACAGTACTACCCAACAAGCTACAGCATCTTTAGACAACAGCGGTGGTACAAATATTCCAGCCGGAACATTCTTTGTACAAAGTAACTACAATGGTGGCAACGGCGGTGTATTAAGTCCTAGGCTTGCAGATTTTAAAGTATTGCGTAGAGCTAATTCTAGTCCTACAACTATTGCTGTTACTGTTTCTCCTACCTTAACATTTGTTCCTGGTTCAACTTTTCAAGTTGCAGAAACAGTGTCCGGAAGTAGTGCAGTTTCATCACCAAGAATTGTTACAATTACAACAAGTAGCGTTGCAGGGTTTGCGGCAGCGGTTAGCGCAGCCGGTTTAACAAACGTAACTGCAACATACGATCCTGCATCAAATGTATTAAAAATGAGTCACAAATTAGGTGGTGATTTCTTCTTGCTTGACGGCGGAAGTTTACCTTTGTTTACCGCAGGATTCTATGACACAGGTGCTAGCACTTATGCAACAAACTTATATCCAACAGGATTATATGAAGCACCTTATACATTAAAAGCAAGCAATTGGAAACCAATTGACTTGTTAACTTCAAATGTTGTTGCATCTAAGCGTACTCCTTCTACAGCACCGGCTGATGGACAATTATGGTATAGCGCAATTCATGATGAAGTTGATATTATGGCGCACAACGGTACTACCTGGGTAGGATATCGTACTGCATACCCGGCATCTGATCCAGCAGGCCCAATTATACGTGCAACTGCTCCGAACAAAGATGATGGACAAAGTGACGGAACTCCTTTAGTCGATGGCGATATTTGGATTGATAGCTCTGATCCAGAACTGTATGGTCAAAATATCTATGTCTGGAGCGCAAGTTTAATCAAATGGATTAAACAAGACGTAACAGATCAAACATCTCCAAATGGTTGGTTGTTTGCCGATGCTCGTTGGTCAACAAATGGTGTTGATACAATTCCGGCTAAGATTACTGCTTTACTAAGTTCTGATTATCTTGATCCAGATGCTCCTGAACCTACATTATATCCACAAGGTACACACCTATGGAATACACGCCGTA